ACTCATGCTACTACCACCAATCCCATTATCAAACCGAAAAATGTAGTGATACAAAGAAATTCAAAACTACTCATGATTGTTCTCCCTCAGTCATTTGAAATCTAGCTAAGATTTTAGCATGGCTCTCAATAGATTTCTCTAACACCTTTATTCTATCTTCAAGGTAAATTAGTTTTTGTCGTTCGTATCGTTCTATTTTGTTTTTCTCTATTATTTCAAAGTGTTCATCATTTAATTGTGTCATTATTTATCACTCCATATTCTAGCTGTTATTATTAGTACTATCATTATTATTAAAACATACTCCATTAGTACCTCACTTTCCATGATTTAGTTGCTGTTCTATATCCATCTGCGTCCATATCAAAGTATATCATTATATCATTACCTAATTTATCTAATCTTTCTATGCATTTTTCTGTCCACTTGCCTTGTCTTGTAATGTGCTTACCATGTTTTTTTGCGTAGTAAGTAATCTTAAATGTTTGTCCTATGTTCATGTTATTTCTCCTGTATAAGTTAATTAGCCTATCCTATCATCAATAGGATAGGCTTGTCAAATGATTAGTTTGATTGTTCGTATTGTTTTCTTGCCTCTATTTTCTGTGCTGTTGTTAATGGTTTATTATTCTTTAAACCTTTAATCATATCAGCAAGATTTTTAGGGTTATAGATTGTTAAGCCTGTTGAGTTAGTTCTAATCAACTCACTCTCCTCAACCTCAATACCTAGTTCAGTTGCAAGTTCTATTGCTTCACTCAAGTATCTATATGCTTTCAACCCAATTTTTAATTGGTCGCATTGTTTAGTTATACTATCCACCCATGATTGATGAGTAGCAACTAATTGACCTTTGGCAATTCTCCATGCTTCAAGTTCCTTGTATTCATCTTGAGTACAAGCAATAGCACGAGAACGACAGTAGCTAGTTCCAATGACATCAAGATAAAATTGGTCATTAAAACTTTTAGTCATGCCGATACTGTCATCACTATTATGCCTACTACTACCACCACTACGACCTAATGCTTTATCATTAAGGTCAATATGTTTTGTCTTATGTGGATTGTCTTGGTTTTTATCTTGCTGTGCAAGTATATCTGGATTTAAGTCCATAGCTTTTAAGTCCTCTCTTAAATAAGCATATGCAAACTTTTTACCCTCGTCATGACTATACTCATGACCATTTAGATTACCAAACAAACCAAAATCAAAGTGTGATTTAGTTTCTGTTGTATCTCCGTCATCATCAACTGCTTCGTTGTGTGCAAAGTAAAAACATTTATCTTTGGCTACAACATCAACTGCCTCTCCATATTTCTTTTTGTAATGTCTTAAAGTTGTGACATCTTCTTTTGGATAAGCCCGTTCAACTATTTGAGAAGCTAGTTCAAATGCTGACTTGTATTGAGTGTCAACTGTTTCCCTTGCTTCAAGCATAGCTTCTTTTTCTTGTGTGCTTTCATTCTCAAAGACGTGTTTTATTTTATTAAAGAGTTTGTTTCTTAACTCGGTATTCATTCTTATTTTATGTGTCATGTTTCCTTTGGTTTAAGTTATTTTAATTAATCCTATATTATCCCTTGACAAATAGATTGTCAACACTTATATTGAATTTAGCCCACATTTGAAGATTTATCGGCTCTTAAAACTATAAATCTTAATGGGACTTGCACCAGAAAAAGCAAGTAGGTTTCTTTAGTAGGTCCCTACCATGACCTACTACTGATCCCTGATCCAGTTGGGTTATTATATATTGCTCAATGTGTGTTTAGACCAACTGGATCTGGGATCGGATGGTGTTAACTGAGGGTAAACCTCTATAACTTAGGTCGTGAGCAACGGGCGTTGCAGGGATTGTATGACGCGTAAGAAGGTCCCCGCCTATGTGGTTACACCAACTGATCAAAGATCACGGGCCATGCAACCTGGAGTTGAAAAAGGAAATTCAACCAGAGGTTGAAAGTTACAAGCTTCAAGCGGCAAGCGATGCAACCTGTAGTTGTGTGGATAACTTTAAATAAAGATTTGACAATGATTAAAGGATAATATAGGATGAGTACTTAATCAATAAAGGAGAATAAGATGGAAAAAGAAACAAACGGTCATTTGTATATAGCAAATGATAACTTAAAAAGAATAGCCGATGCGCTGGAAGAGATCCTGCGTCTTGTTAAAGAGGACCAAGAAAGATCAAAAAAATATATGGAGGACAAAGATGAAAGCACAAGTTAAATTTGAGTGGAGACAATTGCAAGAACCTGAAGGGCACCAGGATCCAGCGTACGTGATCATGAATGCGCTTAAGGAAGCCGGCTACAGTGTAGCCAGCACCCCGGATGTTAAAGGTATATGGGACGAAGACAAACCAGCCCGACTGGGTGGATCATGGGACGAGACCCGATTATCACACGAGGAGGTGGCCAAATAGGCCACGGCCCACGGGCCAGGGATAAAAGCTACAAGCCTCAAGCGGCAAGCCTTAATATGAACACAATTAAATAATACAGTTTACGTTAACATACAGGAGAATAAAATGATTAAGCTAACACAAGAAGTATACAACCGTTTTCTAGAGTCCATGACCGAGGAAGACTGGAAGAACATCAGAGTAAAGATGGAAGAAAAAATGCCAGAGATTATAAGCTGGGAAGAGGAACTCTTCCGGACTTATGCTTCTTCAATAGTCCGTTCAGGATTCAGGAAAGGAGGGTTGAACTAATGAAAAGAATTAAACATAGAGATCTAACTCACTATTTTTTAGAAGATCATAGGCGCCTACCGCGGGCCTATCTTGCCAGCTGCGAGCGCTTTTTTAAAAGTCTTAAGCTCCATGGACCAGGGCCCAAGCTTCAAGCACCAAGCGACAAGCTCCAAGCGGCAAGCCTTAATTTGAACACAATTAAATAGTAGTAATAAATAAAATATACAGGAGAAATAAAACAATGAATATAAAAGAAGCTCAAGCAATAACTCACACACTATCAAAGCCGGGCAAAATGCCTGGATTTGCTTACAGTACACCAGCTCACGAATGCAAAACTGGGACCAAGCTTAGATCTGTAGCTGGCAGCGTTTGCGCTAACTGTTACGCCTTCGAGCGTGGCAGGTATAGATTCCAAAATGTTATTGACGCGCAATATAAAAGATTTAGATCTTTAACTCATCCGTTATGGGTGGAGGCTATGGCCGCTCAAATTAATTCAAAGAAGGTCAAATATTTTAGATGGCACGATTCAGGTGATGTTCAAAACCTGGACCATCTAAGACGAATTTATTCGGTCTGTAAATTAACGCCGGATGTCCAGCACTGGATGCCGACCCGTGAAGCATGGACCAAGGACTATATTGCTGAAGCACCTAAAAATCTTGTGGTTCGTTTTTCTATTCCAATGATAGACCAGACAGCAGGGACCAGCTGGCCCAACACGTCAACAGTCTCAACTAAAAAAATTGATGTAACATGCCCCGCGCCTCTTCAGGGCAATCAGTGTAAAGATTGTAGAGCTTGCTGGGATAAATCAGTTTCAAATGTTTGTTACGGTGAGCACTAATATGAAAAAAACAAAGTACACTTTTATGTATAGATCCAGGGACGGTCATTTAATGCGCCCTGAATCATTTTTGAATATTAATAAAGGCCGCACGTTGTCCAGCTCACAGCTGCGCGCGTTAGGTATAACAAAAATAAAAGCTTCAAGCGTCAAGCACTAATGGATTTTTTTAAGAACGGCACCGGCTGGTGCAAGCGTCATAATCCAAATAGAAAAATTGCTCCAGTGTCCAGGGCCCACGCACCTATATTTAGAAAGCTTCAAGCGGCAAGCAGCAAGCCTCAAGCGCCAAGCTCTTCAAGCGCCAAGCGGCAAGCATCAAGCCCTTTGTAACAAGCATCAAGCTTCAAGCCACAAGCAGCAAGCTCCCTGATCCGGGAACCATGGTACATGGATATAGGAAAAGTATTCGAGGTACATGGACCAAGGGCCTGTACCATAATAAATGTATTGTCAGGATGTCTTAAATGGAAGGCTATTTGGTGTGGAGAAAAACGAACTTTAGAACTCTTTGTAACTTTTAATTCTATAGTGAAAAAGTGCCGATTATTATTGTAGACCAATAGATCAGGAGTACCAAGTAAGCTAAGATTCTCAAGTCTAATAAGAGAAAATTCAGTAAAATTCTTTTTAAGTTTTTGGTACAATTTAGACTCTGGGCCCATATGTTTTTTAGAGTAACCATGTCACGCAAATTCTATACTGAGTCACGTAATTTATCGGGAATAATTATTTTTCTATCGGTCTTAGTTTTTAAAACTAAGCGATGAGATTGGTGATTATTGTGTAATCCAATTATTGTTTGATTGTTCTCGTGTACTTCCATTTTTTTAATCTCTTCTAAGAATCCATTAATCTCTACCATTATGACAGCATCACTCATGGCATTGCCTTGACGACTTCCGTCCTTTTTATTTTCAGTAAATTTAGCTAGGAATTCTTGGAGGTCTCTTACTCTCATTTAGTTTTTTCTGCAAGCATTTTATCAATTTCTTTTCTGTAAGTAGCATTGTCATATTCTAACTCTTGAACACGTCTAGCTAAGCCAACTAGCTTAGTACTTAATTCATCTATAATTTTCTTAGAACCTTGTAGTATATTATCAGTCTTAATCCATTGAGATTCTTTTTGTTTGTATTCCCAAATTTGTTTTTGATGTTCTTCAATAAGGAAGGTTAAATCTAACGCTCCTCTATCTTCTACAGGCTCATTCTTATGTACTCTTTCATTTTCATGACTCATATCTTCTCCATGTTCTTTATGTGTTGTGTATGTACGTTTGTCTTTAGGGGGATTTGGTTGTGCAGGGCTTGGTCTAAAATCATCTTTCATATATTGACTTTATATCAAAGTTACCTTAAACTGTCAACATGGGAGTTCCAAAAAGATTAACAGAAATGCAAAAGAGATTTGCCGAGTTTATAGTATTCGGTGATGAAGAAGGACCATTGTCTCAATCAGATGCAGCTAAACTAGCAGGCTACAGCCCTAAGAGGTGTAGACAAGAAGGTTCAGAATTATTAAATCCAAGACTATCTCCATTAGTAGTACAATATGTAGACTCACTTAAACAAGAGAGATTAGCTAAGCATGAAGTGACTTATGATAAACATTTAGCTGAATTAGATAGAATTAAGATAGCCGCTTTAAAGAAAGGCAGTTTCTCTTCCGCTGTAAACGCTGAAGTATCTCGAGGCAAGGCAGCAGGACTATACATAGACAGAAAAATAATAAAACATGGGAAATTAGAAGATATGTCAGAGGAAGAAATAGAATTAAAAATGAAAAAGATCTTAGACGATTACGCTCAGGTTTTAAATATAAAGACTGTTGATGCATTATCAGAAGAAATTAATGAAGTTTCGTCATCTTCAGAACACAAGAAGTCGGGAAAACAGAACGTTCACTAAAAGTAATAGTA